TCCAAAGGCTCGTAAATCTTTTAGAGCTAGACATAATTGTGATAACCCTGGACCAAAAACAAAAGCTCGTTATTGGAGCTGCAGAAAGTGGTAAATTATGAGTATTAAAACAGATATAAGAACACCGGAGAATACTCTCAACTATATGAAATATGTTGAGATTGAAAACGATTCTCGTTACCCTGCTGTTACCGGTGGTGTTGGTCAAGGTATTTTCAATAAATCAGCTATTTTAGTGCAACAAGTTGACCCCTTTAACACAGGTATTGGTAGCGGCACCGGACAGCAAGATTTTATCGAAAAATTTGGTGCTAATTTATCTGTTGGATCTAGTCTAGAAACTATATGGGAACCTGGTGGTATATATGAATATCTAACTACAGCATCAGTTGTATCAGCTGTAAGTGATGAAGCTGCAGACACAGCTCCCAGTGGTGATGGGGCTAGAACTATTGAATTACAAGGATTAGATGCAAACTATAATACGATTACTGAAACTATCTCAACTGGAGGAACTGGCGGTGGCGCAGCTTCCACTCAACAGTTTATAAGAATATATAGAGCTCTTGTTAGCACAGCCGGGGCAACCGGTACTAATGAGGGTGATATTCTCATAAAAGCTGGTTCAACTACTGTAATATCAATAGGGACACACGGGTCCGGTGGTAATAAAGAGGGTTTTGGTCAATCACAAACTAGTGTATTTACTATACCCGCTGGTAAAACAGGATATTTAACACAGTGGTCAGTTGGTTCGAGTATTTATAATTCTGGTGTTCAAGCATTTTTTATGGCATCTGAAGTTCATGATGGTCCAATTTTAAGAACAAAAGATGTAATGTTTCTTAATAATTTTTCAATAAAAGATTATAAGGTACCTCTATCGTTACCGGCAAAAACTGATGTCGAGGTTAGAGCGTATGATGACTCCACGGGTATACCAGTATCCACTTCTTATAACTTAATTCTAGTAGATAACATATAAATAATATTATGCCTTATAAAACGAGAAAAGTTGGCAATGAGTACTGCGTTTATAAAAAAGATGGCGGTAAAAAAGTTGGGTGCACTAAAGGAACCGAAGAAGCTAAGAAAAAATACTTAGCTGCTTTGCATTCTGCGGAGGACGAAGAGTGTGAAGATTTTGACGATGTGGCCGGTGAAATATTAAGTTCTATTCATCTAGATACCGAAATGCTAAACGATGAGGACGAAGAAGATCATAAACCAAGAAATCCTGGCATCTTAAAAAGACGTATAAAGGGTAAGATTACATGTTCAAAGGCTCGATCTCTCAAGAGTAGTATGAAGAATAAAGGTAGTGATACAGCTAAAGCAGCACAACGCTTTATAAACTATCATTGTGACGAGGAAGATGCCGAGAGTACGTCAAAAGCTCCAAAAGGTAAGTCTTACGATTCGCAGAATAATTGGAAGCCTAGTAGTGTTGATGCAAGAAGCGACGGAGCTGGCGGACGTTATAGACGAACACGGCCTAACAAACCTGGTAGATCAAGTAAAACTCATGGCGAGAGTGAAGAGATGCCAGAAGAAGATGCTGAAAAAAAGAAGAAGGTGTCTAAACTTCGTCAAAAATGTCAAGCAAAAGCAAAGCGTAAGTATGATGTATGGCCATCTGCTTATGCTTCTGGCTATGTTCAGAAATGCGTTAACAGGAAGGGTAATATAAAATGACTCAGAAGCAACTACTGGAAAATTTAAGAGACTGGTTTAAGACTCGTGTCGATAAAAAAACTGGTAAAAAATTTAAAGGTTGGGTTAATTGTAAAACTGGAGGCCCGTGTGGTAGAAAGAAAGCTGGAAAAACTGGCGCTTCTTACCCCGCATGCAGACCTACACACGCAGAGTGTAAAAAGATTAAGAATAAAAAATATAAAAAGAGAGGTCCTTCCAGAAAATCATGGAAAAAATAAATTATGGCAGTTAGATTAGACAATTTAAAACCATCAAAATTAGAGCAATCGTCTATTGATAACGGTTATCTCTATAAGGATGTAAAGGTAGACTTAGGTTTTGGAAGAAACGTGAGTAGGGAGCTTTATGGTTCCGTGCAACCTGGTGATCTTGATGATATTTTTGATGGTCAGGCAGTTATTAACTCTATTAAAAATATACTAACAACAACACCCGGGGAAAAATTATTAAATCCTCTCCTAGGTTTAGATTTTAGATCGTTCTTATTTGAACCAATATCAGTAACTACGTCATACTTCATTGCGCAAGGTATCTACGAAAACTTAGGTGAGCAAGAGCCGAGAGTAACTCTACAGAGAGTCGAAGTTGAGGGATTTCCTCAAGATAATGAATATAAAATAGATATTAGTTACTCGATACCAGATCTTAATATTTACAATCTATCACTGAACGCTGCATTAAATAAAGATGGATACGTAATAGTATGAGCCTTGATAAATTTACAGATTATAAACTTTCGCAGAGTGCTTATTTAAGTTTTGATGCAACAACTCTTAAAGATCTCATTATTAGTAAATTAAATGAGAATGAGATTTTTACAGATCAAAACTTTGAAGGCTCGAACTTTAGTGCATTTACTGATGTGGTAGCTTACATGTACCATGTATTGCTATTCTATTTAAATACAACATCAAACGAAACAACCTTCACAACTGCTACGTTATACGAGAATATAAATAAGCTAGTATCTAATATAGGCTACAAACCAACTGGTGATCAAACCTCGTTAGCAACTTTTGGATTATCTTCAACATCTCTACCTGTTAATATCTATACTATACCACGTTACTCGCTTGTTAATGTAAATGGTCTTAATTACTATACGCTAGATGATATTATTTTTCAAAAGAATACTACTGCCGCAGAATCTTTAGTAATAAGCAATAATACACTTTATGAGGGTAGTTTGAGAGAGATTACATTTACGTCTACAGGTGAAGATTACGAAACAAAAATTTTAGTTGATAATAGCAATACAAACACTGATATAGTACAAACTACTACAGATATTAACGCTCCGTTTATATCAGATAACGCGTTTGGTGTTTATGTAAAGAGTGGGACATCTAATACTTGGTCTCAGTGGACAGAAACAAGTTCTTTATTCCTTGAAGAAAGCACCGCGCAAAAGTATGAAAAGCGGCTAAACGAGTCAGGTAACTACGAATTTAAATTTGGTAATAATAATAATGGTCGTAAGCTTGAACAAGGTGATACTATTCTTATATTCTATCTCATATCAAGTAATAATAACGGGCTGATAGGTGCAAATGCGTTAAGTCAATCTAGATTTAGTCTATATAATTCTGCTAACTTTAACGCTATTAGAGATATTTTATACGATACTAGTACTAATTTAATAACACCGGATCAACTTGCTCTTATTAATATTAATAATGAGTATACCTCTACACCAGTTAAGATAGCTGAAACTGTTGATGAAATTAAACAGAACGCGCCGAAAATCTTTTCTATACAAGATAGACTTGTAACAGCTTTCGACTATGAAAAGTTTATAGACCGTAACTTTAATAATATAGTTCGTCCGGTTAAAGCCATCTCTAATGAGGAGTATACCTCACAATATCTTGGTTACTTTAACCGATTAGGTTTAACAAGACCTAATGATGATAGTAGGGTATTAATAAACCAGGTTAATTTCTCTACTTCAGCTAATTTTAATAACGTATATGCGTTTATGGTTCCGAAGCAACAGCCTATAATCGATGATACTATACCTAACTATCTTAGCGTAGCGCAAAAGCAAACAATAGTCGAAGCGTGTCAGCCTAAAAAGGATGTAACGCATAATATAGTGCCGTCAGATCCAATTGTCAAGGCCTTTAGTTTCGGTACTGGTAATATAGATAATAGTACAGTAGATGAAATTGTTGATAGCTCTTTCCTAAGAATCTTTTTTGATAAGAGCGTCAATATATCAGATAATGCTCTACGTGCTAAGGTAAGAGATACTATAATCAATTACTTCGCAGGTGTAGAAATAGGATCTATAATCGATATTGCAAGTATGACAAGAGATATCTTAGGGATTGATGGAATTAATGATATACAAACAGTTAGTAATGCAGATGTCTCTTCTAACTTAAGCTTCGTGGTTTGGAATCCTGATTACGCAACAGTTGATAAGGATATTATTGTCAATAACTATAAACTTAACAACTTTGAGTATGCTTATTACTATCAACAATCTCTTATAGGTAATAAAATAAGCATACAGAGAGTTTGACATTAAATAATCTATATGCAGTTAGGTGCTGTTCAGTTTGATAGGTCGGATAATTTTAATTTTCTGTATAATAATTTTTATACAGAAAATTATACAGGTGTGCAGACAACTTCAAGTTATGCGCTACCTATAACTCCGTTTTATTTTAAATCGACGTTAGATGGTATAGAAGATTTTGTATCAAGAAAGCGTATTGTTTGGGATTTCGGTGATGGTACAAAATCCGAATCTGTAACAGCGCAGCATAGTTATGAGACACCAGGTAAATACAAAGTAACATGCTACTTATATGACGAGGACGGTAATGGCTATTATAATATATACACTTCGCGAGTTACCGTTACAGACTTTATATCTGATCAAATAGTCTTAAGCGCAAGTAACTCAATTGAGCATTTAACCGGTGAAATAAAGAATCCTATCACCATTCAAAGATATAATTCAGCACGAACTATTAACAGTAAAGGTCTTCCGACTATTGTTAATTTTGCTTCAGGAGCAAACGTGCAAGATTATTTTAGAAGTAATATACAAGAGTATGCTTACGGTCATCTTCTACCTTATTCATCTTTTTATCAAAAACTTACATCTAATGGAATAGTTGAAACTGTACCTCTTAGCTCCGTTAGTACAACAGATACGAACATTTATGTTAAGCTGTCTGGTACAGAATTAGTTTATACTACTGTAGATGATGATGATGCTGTTTTTGCAGGGTTATCTGGTGATGCAGATGTTTTTTTTGGAAATGATCTTTCCGGCAGATTTGATTTACTATTTGGATTTGAAACCGGCTCTATTTTCGATTACACCAATACTACAACTTATGGTGTATCTGCTAAAATAGATCCTAATACGTCCTTTGACCGTTTAACTATTACTTCTAACGGCATAGACGGTGAAGGTGAAGAGCTTTCTGTTTTTAACATTAATAAAAATAAATTTGCTAACACAAAAGTAGCGTTTGTTGTTAAGGTTAAGGATGATGATAATTTCTCTCAGAAGAGTATGCCTCTTCTGAGTGCAGGTGATGTTGATCTAGACATTATACTAACAAATGGTACAACAACTTACGATGCTACCTTTTACAGTGATTTTGGAACCTTATCAACTAGTCAGTATGGTGGTTTCTTTAAAGGTTATTTCATTAGTAATAATACTTCTACATTAACAGATGTCTTTCTATCTGCTAACACAACATATAACTCTAATTTCTTAAGTGGTACGAGTAATACCTTTGATATATATCCAAGTAATTATTACACTCTTGCTAAAAAAGGTGAAGATATAGACTTTAAAGAAACATTTAAGACAGTTGCTAGACAGCCGCTATTTAAAGACTCAAAAGTGTTAATGGATGACTTTCTCGGAACTATATTTGGTGATATTGAGTCTGCTCAAACATCTATCGGTAAATCAACATACGAAAAAATTCAAAACTTTACAGATAATAATAGTATTATTGATTACGCTAATATCGATCAATTAGCTAGTATATTTAAAAGTATAGATCTACCCACTCTTACGAAATATAATATGCCCTCTAAGATGAGACGATTGGTAGATTTACTATCAATAAGTCACTCAAAGCTTTTTGGAAGTGAGAATGTATATAAAGAAGACTATAATACTTACGGTTATATTAATAGTAATTTATATGGTACAAATTTAGGCACTGAATTAACACAAAGCAGTCTTATCGATAAAAATAAAGATATAGTTGCTTTTGAGAAGTATAGTGGAAGATTTATTAAACTTAATTCCTTCCTTCCTCTAAGCGCGTCTCATTCCGCTGTTTTGTTAAGCGATCCGCTTACTAGCGCGCCTATTGTTACAGAAATTTGCGTATTAGATATTCTTACAGAATCTGAAGATAATTTAGTAACACCGATTAGCGGCGCCATACTTACAGATTTTTACCCTCTAAGTGATTATAACCAGTCATGGGGTTGGCCTCTACTATCAGGAGGTGATAGAGATATTTTTGATATCTATAGTTTCTACAATACAACAACAGCTATAGATGGTACTATTACTGACTCCAAACTTAACTTTACAGATACTAATAATACACTTTCATTTAATACATCTTCGTACAGCGAATGGTCTCAGAAAGACGGAATTATGGCAAATATTCTAGCAAATGCTTTATATGAGGGTCTTGACTTAACATAAGTATACAAATAAATAATCATAATGCCTATATCATCATACAGCACACCAACCGTTAATTACTCTATAACTAATGCGACTGTTAGTATAGATGAGGCACGTGATCAAATTCAACCGTTTTCCTTTCTTGACTTTATAAACTATACAAAGGTTGATTACTCACCGGAAGAATACAGTACGTTCTATACTAGCTATATTAAAGAATGGTATAGTACAAAAGATTTAACACAGGAAGAGCAAGTAAACGAATTTAAAACATTCTATACTAACTTTATTAAAGAAATTGTTTTAAACTTCACAACTGAAAGTGAAAGAAGATTCTTAAGTAAGATTGACTTTGATAATCCGACAGATCTCGATATTGCTCTACCTTTCTACGCTAATAAAATCCGTGAAATAGTATTATTCTATAAAAATAAGCGTGATGAAGGAAAATATGTTATAGATCGTAATAAGATTAAGGGCTCTAGTAGTGGTGTCGAGAGAGCGATCTTTGATAACATTTATAATTTTGTATTCGGGTCTCAAGATACACTCTCTACAAGTGGGATTCAGTTAAGCTCTATTATCTCTAAACTAGATATTGATGTAGAAGAATATATTGATGTTTATGGTGATTATTTTGATTTACCTAGAACGTCATCACAAGAAACAGGTTTAAGGCAAGAACTTTATAGTAGTAATATCAATAATATTGATCCGGATTATTATTTTGATCCGGATGCACTTAAAGTTCTCACCACCAAGTCATTACTAAGCTCGGTTCCTGTTTTTTATATCAACCCACCGGCTATAAACGTTGATCCAATATGTGATCCAAATAATCCGCTATCGGAAGCAAGAAGAGAAAGAACGAAAGGTGGTCTCTCACCTACAGAAGTTTATAGACTAAAAAGACAGCTTATAAGCAAATATTGCGGCACAGATTTTTATTACATAGATACAACACAAACTACACCAACATCAGGTCTTTTATTTAGATCAGAAAATCCTACAAATAATCTTCTTAATCTACAAACAGCAGATACTGCTACCGTAGAGAGTAACCAAATAAAATTATTAAAGGATATAGGTCTATTTTTTAAACCAAATAAAATAGGGTTATTTAAGCTTAATGTTGATAAAAGTGAGCATGTTATTGATTTGGATTCTTTAGAAGATAATCAAATATATATTTACCCAGATCCAAAGTCGTATGGTAATGTCTCAACAAACGCTCAAAGCGCATATCCTATATCGTTTAAGTATGATTATAGGGATGGAATCAGAAATATTAGCAGTGGTGTAGCCAGTGGTGATCCGTATATCACTAATAAGCAACAAACTTTCAACGGGTACAATACTAAAGAACGAAATAGTAATAATTTAGAGTTTCTTAACGAGAATGGTATTAAGTTTAATTTCTCAGATTTATACAATCAGGGATTTTTACAGAAAGTACAATATGATATTTATGGTAATGAATATGGATTGTTTAAGTCTGACTCACTTACCGAGATTACAGAGCTTGAGGGTGTTAATATACTCGATCTTCTGCTCGATGGTCACTTATTCTTTGATAATGAGGAAGGCTATAACTTTGATTATTCTACAGTTAGTAGAGAAGGTACAACAATTCGTTCTGGATTATCTACCTTCACTAACGGATTTAGTTCTTTAGAATCTCCTCTTTTACTTTACTTTCGAGAGTTTAGACCATATCAAGACTTTCAAGCTTCATTTGCTCCGAGAAATATAGTACCACTATACAGGGATGGTGGGCAGTTTACTTTTTTAGATAATAGCCTGCTTCCTGATCCTTTACCGTCAAGTGATCCGAACTGGCCAGGAACTGGCAATTATTACTATAGCACGCTCGTTGATGCATCTAGCACAACATTTGATATACGTTATAGTCTCTCTGCAGCCGGTTACTCATCTTACGATTGTGGCCGCTTCACTGATGATATTGCTCTATCTAATGATTTTAACTATAGTGAAACATATAGATATATTGGAGAAACTGATACGAGGTTTAGTACACAGGTATCAACATTAACTTCATCTAGTAGCTTACCAACACAAGAAGAACGAAAACAGTTAGCTGGTAAGCTATATGTTAAAAATCAACGTTACTCTCTTTCTTACCCACTTTCAACTGCATTAGAAAAAACATTAACCAAATATACACAGTCTACACGGGATGATCTTAATAGTAATCTGAATAACTTTGATGTTGTAAAGGATGTTATTGTACTTGAGACACCTTCAACATTAATCTTAGAGAAAATTTCATATGATGATGGAATCTTTTCTAGCTCTCAGACAAATAATACCATTTATAGTGTTATCTCTAGTGATCCATTTGCTAAGAAAAGTAACCGGTTCTACAATGAAGCAGAAAATAAAATTTATTTCGCAATTACAGCATCACTAGATAATTGTTTATATCCAAGAGTTCCAGAAGTAAGTCTTTTTAGTAGGCCTAGAAATAAACGAGCTATTATACCAGAAATTTACGAATATGATATTAATACTAATATAGGTCGTAAGGTATTCCCTCTCGATGACGCTTCATACGCTGATGTGTTGTCTAAATTTATTATAAGTGTAGAAGAAAATGGTGATAGTTTTGCGCCTGTTAGTGTTAAGACTCCAAATATTACATATAACAGCACAAATGATTTATTTAAGATAACTTATATTATATTAGATAACAACAACCAAACGCACTTCTGCAACGCCACATTTACAAATATTAACAATAAAATAGAGCTCGATTCTATCAAAGTTTATTTTACAAATGGCATTATAAGGACAACAACATTCAATCAAACATACTCAACATTTTTCGCTTCCATATCTTCTACATCAGGTAGTCATGGTACTGATATTAATGGCAATATTTTAAAAATATGAACAGTATATATATTAATCTTTCTTCTATTACTGAAAATACTTCTATTACTCGTGAAGAGGCAATATTGAAGGGTAGTCCTACTATACAATATGTATTAACAGGCATTAACGAAGAAGCAAATAAAGCGTTATCTCTTGAATTAGACTGGGGCGATGGTTCTGAAATAGAGTATTACTCAAAAGATATTATTTTTAATTATAGAGAAGAGTCTATTTTCAATGAAATTATTTTTAATAAGCCAGGTGGGTCTATTTGCTACACATATAATCACACGTACGATCCTCCAGTTGCTACCACAACAACAAGTTTAACTTCGCAGTTAATAATCTATTTTAATAATGGACCGTATGTTATTTTTTATCAGCCTATTAAACTAGTTAAGGAATCCTACTATGATGGAATAAAAGAGTTTAGTATTCTAAACACTCAAATACAGTCAACATCATCCCTTACTGTTGCGAATCTTGAAGGTAAAAACAGTAAAACATTTATTACTCTTCTAGAATAAAAATATTTTAATACCTTGATCTAGTATTAAATATAGACAGTGGTTGATACTTTATATAAAAATGTTAGCTCTGTTAGCTTCCCGTCTGTTAAATTTCCAAACAGGGATATACTCTTTAACCAGCAAACCTCTGACTTAGAGCAGGGTTATAGTATAAACACCGTTGACGCGCTTTCAGGGTTAAGAGACACGAGAATAAATGGCTATAATGCGTTTTATCTCTCTAATAAAGAGTTTTTAACAAATTTTATAACGGTTACATCTCTTAATGCAACTCCCGAAACTATAACAACTAGTTTAAAGTTTGAATTACCGGTACCGAAATGCTTTTATATATATGAACAAAGTACACTAAGCGCAGATATTGTAACTAGACCTTTAGGAATTATAACTGAAGAAGAGGGTACTTCACCCAATAACTATAAGTTTGAGTTAGATATATTAAACGATAAACTGCTTAAAATAAGGCATAATAATGGTTTAAATGATTACTTTTTAACGTATAACTGGGCACAGGATGAGTTTTATTTTTCATTGGTTAACAGCGGTGGTTCTCTATCGGAAACTAACGATGATACTTTTAGATACTCTTTAGATAGTGATGGTTATTTGCAAATTTACAATACCGCTTTTGATAGACTGCATATCTTAACTTTGAGTGAAGATTTCTCAACGATAAAATTTACACCTGTTAAATCTGGTACTAGTACTTTCATAGGAAGAAACCTTATTAAAATACAGTATAATTTCAATACTTTTGAAAATCAGCTTAATAGTAGTTTTGTAAGCTACGAATCTCAAAAGCAAAATTCTTTAAGACTTAATTTACAGAAGAGCGATTTTGTCAACACACCCAATCAATTATTATTGCATACTGCTTATAATACAATATCAAGCAATGAAATAACTCTTAATTTTGCTAATTTAAATACAAATAGAACAGAATACGGTTATGTTAGACGTGGCTCGAACTTATTTACTAACGATGTATATGTGCCGTCGTATGATTACCGTGATTATAAGTCTATTCACACGGGTGTAGATCAGGAAGGTGGTACTGATAACATAATTCTTAATTATAATTTTTATGATAAGGATATATCTATTAAGCAAGATGCAACAACAGTGTTTAAAGCGCCTTCCTCTCTTTATCCTTACGAGTTACTGAATATTAATGATAGCACGTTAGCTCAAAATGGTGCTTTCGGCGCGCCAGCACCTGCACTCGCAGATAAAGTATATATTAAAAGAGATAATAACGATATATACACTAATGGTAGATATCTTTGCACGTGGCTTTCGGCAGGGACTCTAGATACACCGGGCGTTTGGGTTGATAGATATTATTACCCAGATAAAATAACCAAAAAAGCTGCTCTTGAAGCAGATAGTAAATATAACTCATCCTTTTACGATAGTGTTGATAGTATTGATCTCAGTGTATCAGATAACATTCTAGTTGATGAGCAATTCTTCGATAAAAAGAGCGATGCTGCTTTCTCTCCCAACGTCAGCATAAAGTATGAGAGAGTTGGTAATAATACTATACGTGATATAGTAAATGCAGCCAGTCCGCTTTTATCTAGTCTCGGTAACTATAATACAGCTAGAGTTACTACCGCCGGTGATTACAGAGTAATATGTAATGATAATACAGACAATACATTTACCTATGATGGTACAAAATATCATAAGTTAGATGTTTATAAAAATATAAATGCAAAGAAAGAATTTACAATATCTTTTGATGCTTATATTGATGCAAATAAACAATACGGTTATCAGTTACTTGGCAATAATACAAACGCAGGATTTGGTGTATTTCAAGATTTAACTGTAACACCATTCATACATATCGCTTATAACAAGACACTTAATATTTATAATACATCTCTCGATTTAATTTCTCAGATTGAGTTTGATACTAAGATCAAAGATGTCTTTAAGAGGTCGGCGATGGAGGATTATATCGTTACTTGTACTGATAATGCAATCTATAAGGTTACAGCGCAGGGTAATAAAATTAAATTTGAAACAGAAAATTTAATCTTCGGGTATGTTGGTTATTTAATGGAAGAAAATAACATACATTTTCTTCTCGATGGTGGTGCTGTATGGACTCTAGATATTAATACATTGGAGGTAGCGAGAGCTACAGCTAAGGAGTTTCCTGCTTATAGAGGCATATTTGATATTGACTCTTATACAGGTCTTATAAAATATAAAAATGAGCTGTACTACCTGCCATCAAATAATGTTAAATATGAGGATAGTAATACAGTATTCTATACTCTAGGCAATTACGTCTATAAGCATGAACTTAATTTAAATCCTGTTATTTTTTGTGAGTCGAGTAAAGTAATTAATGATATTACTATACTAGATAATGAAATTTTTGTTGGTACAAAAAATAGCATTCACGGATTTACTACAACCGGTCTACCGTTATCTGTTTATAATTTAAGCGCAGCAGATACATCATTGAGCGGTGGTAATATTCTCGCTCTTGACGTTGTAAACGAATATATCGCTGGTAATAATCGTAAATATGTTAATGCATTATGTTCTACATCTGCTGGTAATCTAGCCGTATATAAAGATGCTACACAAATATTTCCTAGCTTGTCGTCGGTTAATGAGTTTTTTACACTGTCTGGTATATCAACGAAGCCGGCTTCGCAGGATATTGCAAATACAGGCGGAAGATCTCTTACTAAACTTACCAACTATAATAAGATAAACCAACTCTACAATAGCACGTCTCTTGATTTTAGATTAACGTTACAAAATTATCTTAATACGGAAGATAAGCTTACCAAAACTATCTCATTTACACCGAGCGATCTCGATGTTGGATTCCATACCTTTACATATCGTTATGATAGTATTCAGGGTAACGCTACTCTATATGTTGATGGAGCTTTATATGAAAATCAAACGTTCCAACCCGGCAAATACTATATACAAAACACTTATAACGATGAATTATATGTAGGGACAGCAGGATTTTTCAATGGTATCGACTTAGCAGAGTATTTAAAACAACCTACACATTACTATATTAGTGACTTACAGCTTAAAAACTTTTATGTCTTCGATAAAGCATTATCAACTACTCAAGTTTATGCGCTAGATCTTTTAGAGACTAAGATAAATAACCTTGTGATATCTCTACCGTGTGGTCAGCGTAATAATAAAGAGGAAATTGAACGATTCTATAAGTTTGGAAGATATAATTCGAGTAAGAGTGTTGATATTGTTGTTAAAAATCTCAATACTTCCAATCAAGATGTATTAAACTTAATTAAGAACAATATTCTCAATGAAACTAAGCAGATACTACCTGTCGGTGTTAATGTTAATGATGTTAAATTTGTAAATTACGTATGATGGACTATACAACATATAAAGTAGCCTACACTAACGGTGATATGTTTACTCTCACTGGTTCTGATTTTTACGGTTATGTAGAATATTCTAATAATAAAGCTGTAACTTATGAAACACAGTTGGAATTAGTACCAAAAAGAACATATAAGACAGATTTATTTACTTCGGATTTATTTTTTGATAGAGTAGTAAGTGATGAAAACATTACACTACCTAAAACAAAGGGGGAGTGTTTATTTTCTCTTAATGATGAGTTTTCTTATGAATCATATAAAGATAAATTAGATAAAATACGTTATAACACTAATTTTATATTTTCTAGACTCTTCATATCTGCAAGCGATCTACCATCTTCGAGTATTATAACTTATTCCACGTTAACGGGCGAGGACGACACAACCTTTACTACACGATCTATTAATCTTAGTAGCCCTACTTTTATTAAATCTGAATTATTTGAGAATGTACCCGGCTTTAGATATCTTGGCGATATTAAAGAAGCAGTTGCACAGTCAAATTACGATGATGAAAGTAAATATGCGTGGTTTGCAGTCACAGACTCTGAATTTGTAAGTATAGTGGGTTCATCTACAGAAGTAAAAGTTATAGAGCGATCACAGTATATTGAATCAAGAGAAAATGAAATAACCTTCGGTACAATAGGAGGAATAGCTTCAAACGATAAATTCTTGTTTATATCTAGTCAATCGGATAATGTAATATATAAGTATGATATTGCTGGATACTTAAATAATGATACTGTTCTGGCTAATAAAAGAAATTTCATTGAGGTAATGGGCGGTAAAGGAAG